ATATTGTTATTACTGACGTTCGTTTTCCTAATGAAATAGCGGCAGTTAACAATATCGTTGTGTGCTCGATTCAGTTTGTTTTCTAAACTGGCAATCCAGGTATCATCATGCCAGGCTCGGCGAGCAACTTCGGTACCCCATCGTTGTAGCACCAACCTTGGAGTTAGATTAGGCATGTTTAAACGATTGGACCACCAGGGATCCACGGTCTCACGCCAAGCTCTAGATTCTCGAGTGCGGCCTTCTAGTAGCTCACGATCCCATCCAAACACAGCCGCAACAGCATCTTTCAAAGTGGCAGCAAATGAATCGCGTTTGAATCCGTAAATGTTTTGTAGGTAGTCGGCGATGGTATCTTTGCCCGAACCTTGGAATCCACAAATGCCAATAATCATCTAATTTCCGTTACATTTAGGTGCCGTAATGTGGCCTGTAGCATGTCAATCTGCCGACGGCAGTCTTCAAGCGCATGGTGGCTGGTGGGAGGTTTAGGCAAGTCAGGCCACAGACTGTAAATGGTTCTGGTATCTCTAATTTTGTAAAACTGCCAAGGCAATGCCATACCATAACTTTTATAGGCATGTTCCAAAATATTTGCATCATACGTCGGTCCATTCATCCAGACACGATTACATTTCCATACTAGTTTATATAAACTAGATAGAGCTTGATCTAGAGGGACTCGGCCCTCTTCCATAAATGCTTCTTTTTGCCCTTCGGGTTGGGTGGCCCACCAGTTGATTGTGTCTTGTTGAATAGCACGATTTTCTTGGCTTTCCAAAGTAACTCGAACGTAGTATTGATGATCATAATACCCCTGGCCTAACGGGTCAAAGGTTTGACAAGCTATCGTTAAGATAGTTGCATCAGGCCCAGTTGCCAATCCTTCGATATCAATCATGCAATCCATTTAATGATTATACAAGAGAAAACGGTGTTTGTCAACTAAATAAAGGTGTCGATCGCGATACTGGACATATCCACCGACTCTAACGCTTAAAAGGAGCAATCAGCATGACTACTTATCCACCTAACTATTATGTTTACGCATATTTGCGTAAATCAGATCTTACTCCATATTATATCGGAAAGGGCAAAGGATACCGTGCTTGGGCAAAAGACCATAATGTTAGGGTTCCTACTGATAAACATAGAATTATAATAGTAGAATCCAATTTAACAAATATTGGATCGCTGGCTATTGAGCGGCAATTAATAAGATGGTATGGTCGAAAAGATTTGGGCACAGGAATACTACGAAACATGACAGATGGGGGTGATGGAAGCAGTAATACATTGCCATCAGAAAAGAGAAGACTAGCCTGTATTAAATCAAATAAAGAACGCATCTGGACTGAAGAATCAAAAAATAAACTCAGGCTACATAATCAAAATAAAAAACAAACATCTGAGTCAAATCTTAAAAGAAGCCAGACCTTAAAGGGTCGAGTGTTAACTGCTGAACATAAACAAAAAATTAGCGATGGGCAAAAAGGAAGAGTTCAAACAGCAGAAACTCGAGCAATTATTAGTGCAAAAAAACGAGCCAGAGATGCGGCTCGAAAGCTACCTTAGTATATTATTGAATAATCCAGTGGTAAAAATGTTTGTAGTTGTCTGAAGAAGCTCGTTCGCCTGTGTTCTGATAATCTGGTTCAAGAACAAAAATATTTGGTGCAACTTTTCTTAAACGATCACCAGTATCATACATCTCATCAAATTTGGCCTTAATAATCTTTTTGGCTTCTTCTGGACTGACAGCTTTGCCTATCGTTTTTGCACCCATATCAGGATCTACAAAAATAACCTTTAAGGCTCCTGTAGCTAACGGTAGCTGACCTTGTCTAGCTTCCTCTACAGGAGTTTGAGCAGATTCTATTAGATTGATGTATTCGCGTATGGATTTCATAATAATATTTAGCCAATTACCCAGGTCAAGGGTTGCGAGGCGTCAACATAGTTCTTCAGGTCTTCGATACCCTGTTGCATAATGGACAAGCCTTCGGCTTTCATAGCAGTACCATTTAAGGTACCTCCACCTTGTGGACCTGCAATTGTACCAAATTTCTCACGGGCTTCACCAATGATCAGCTTGCAATTTCCTACCATGTAGTTACGGATCCACTGTGTAATCTGCGGATCTGTCAGGAGATTAAATTCAGGTTTATAATTATATGTCCAAAGCAACACGCTCTCGCCCGAGCCTTTGGGGTCACGCATGAGCTGTAGCTTTTTGGTAGTTGGATTAAATGTGTAGACCATGTAAGCGCCAAACATGCGACCGGCTAGTTCCACATATTGACTATAGAAATCGTAGGTAGCAAGCCCGCCGGCCACATTAAAGTTCATCAAGTAAACATTTAAACTGGCCTGACTAAACGGGTCAAAGTTTGATGCAAATGGACCAGTCGAGTCACCAAATGTTCTACGGAAGATTTGTCTGACTGATTGCACTTCTTGCGGCAAGGTATAGATGTTGACATTGGTGACCAGTTCCATAAAAGTATAACTTTCTTCGTAGGCGTTTTCTGCACGCTGACGATAGGTGCCAATGGTGTTTCTGTAGGCCGCTTCAAAGTGTTCGGCATCCAACTCAAGATCAACAATTTGGCCGCCAAGCTGGTACTGCACATATTTGAATAGATCTTGTTTGAGTGTGTCTAAACTGTTTTCGGATTCAATGCCCATAGGAACTCCTGTTCCTAGTATTTAGCAGTTTACCAAGCCCACAGTATGATCAGATTGTCGCTGCCGCGACCGTTGAACTTGGTTTCAGTTGCTCGGATTTCTGCAAACGCTTTGCGAGCTGCTGGTTTTCCACCACCTGTAACTGCTCGGATCTGTTCGGTCGGTTTTCTTAGAGTTTTTTGTACAGTTGTTTGTGCATCAAATCCTACAATTGCACTACCCTTGATTGTAAAAGTTCCAATATGACTATCGGCCATCACGTGGATCAACCGGCGTTTGGCTGTATCGTATAGCCATGCTTCTGAGGCATTGACCAGTCGTGTAACTGGTTCACTTTTGAGTTTAAGCTCGTCAAACTCGCGGAGGAACTTGAATTTTCTTGTAAGTTTTTCAGGACTTACTGCTTTCTTGGCACGGGGCTTGCGTTCTACTTTTTTCAACTGTACATAGCTGTTACAGTCGTTAATGACCGTTTCACAAAACTTGACACAATTACGAAGTTGTAGTTTTGTAAGATGACTGTAACCCTCAACCAGGTCGGCATCTTCACCGACTAGGACTTCGTTAAATTCGGCCAAGCGTAATTCCCACACACGAGTCACAGTTGAAATCATGTTAGGACTGATATTCATACCACGCATTAGAGCAATAGGTTTAAAGTCGGCGCTCATTTTGGCACCAGACACTATAAAGTCATCGAACATACCTTCTAGTTCGCCACAACACTCGGAGACTTTTTCACGCAGGTGATCTTGAATTGTAAGTTTGGCCACAGCAGCATCAGCATTAATGTCTTCTTGTGCTCGTTTAACTTCTTGCTTTATTTTGAGCATGGACAAAATTTGATCATCAATTATACACTGTTCGTGTTCGGTAAGTTCCAATCCAATCAAGGTCATTCTGCAGGCCCAGGCCGGTGTCAGACGGATCTGACTATCAGGAATACCGCGCATGAGTCGGGCGTCCTTGGAGCGATGGTTGACCTCTAAATATTGACATAGCATTTCTTTGGCATCACGTTTGCCATAGTGATAGTTGTACCATTGGAAAGCATTGGCCAAACTGCTAAGGCGATTTTCTTCAGTAGGTTGTACACGCCACTCAGGCTCGTGCCCTACGTATTTGGTTTCAGCACCCTTGGGGTTTAGTCTTTTAATTTCGTTTGATTTAGCCATAATGTTTATTATATACAGAAAGGTACCAGTGGTCAACCTAACAGGTTAGCAAAAGTTATGTGTTGTTCCAGATTGGTTATCAAGTCGCGGGCTTGCTGTACCAGCTCTCTATAGCGTGGTGTTTCTCTTCGAGCACGCCGGCACTCTACACTTTCTTGATCTGCGGCCACCATGGCACTATCTATGGTTCGGACCATTTTGAGCAGATCCCGGCGAGCCACTTTGTTTTTGACAGTGCTTATGGCTTTTTCAGCTGATTCCAAGCGTTGTAGCAATTCATCCATAAGTGTAATTATACGGCGTTTTGATTTTCAAGTCAATCTGGAATTATGAACATAAATATCTATACCATGTTTTATGTATATACCTATCTAAGAGAAGACGGCACTCCGTATTATGTCGGAAAAGGCAGTGGCGATCGCGCCTACAAAAAATGGAACAAAAAAGATACTAAACCACCAAAAGACCAAACTCGTATTGTTATAGTAGAAGATAATTTAGACGAACAATCTGCATTTGATTTAGAAATTAAATTGATTGCCCAGTATGGTCGCAAAGATTTGGGAACAGGTATACTATACAATAAAACAGATGGTGGCGAAGGATCGTCTGGACATAAAATAGGTGGCTGGAAATGGAGCGAAGAATCTAAAGCAAGACGACGAGGCAAGGGTAACCCTGCTTATGGTAAACCAACAAGTCAAAAACAAAAAGAAGTAACATCAAACAGAGTTAAAGGCAAAAAACAAAGCAAAGAAACTATAGAAAAAAGAGCTGCAAAATTAAAAGGTATGTTTGTTGGCGAAAAAAGTCCTGTTTTTGGTCGCAAAAAAACACAAGAAGAAATTGAAAAATATTTAAAATCTCGCGTATACAAACCACTTACAGCTGAACAAAAAGAAAATTTAAGACAAAAAAATCTTGGCAAGAAACAAACACCAGAATCTATTGCTAAAATGCTTGCAACTAAGGCTGCAAAAAAAGCACTAAATAATAAATTATGCCAAGACTGAGTTTATACAAGCCCAATAGAACTAACGACTATCAATATTTAGATCGTATAATCTCAGAACAATATACTGTTG